CAAGCCCTCGCCTGTCGTTGTGGTGTTAGTATATATTGGAGCTATCCCCAACCATTCGCCCTCCCACGTGTCAAACCTTGGGTTAAACGATACGCCGTTTAAAACCCAAACATAGTTATCAAAATACAAGGATTTCATTAGATGGTAGCTACCTGAATCTATCCAGGTACCTCGAACCACGGGCATGAAGTCCGCATATAAGGACGACAATCCCACGCCTAACATTTTAGTGACGGTGCCTTTCGTTACCGAATCCCAACCGCCATAGAACTCATCCGCAATTACCCACTTTGTCCCGTCGTTCGCCCATATATTACCTATCCCGTACCTATTACCGCTATAGTAATATTTCGGATTCAATTGCACCTGCGTGCTGTTTACTGAGTTGCTTGCGTTGGGTGTGAAATCTTCCGAAATATTCCAAACAAAATCGGGATTTTGGTAGTCGCTAGTTTCGGCAAATGCCACCTGAATACTGCCCCAATAGCTTACGTTAAACGCCGCAGGTGTACTCCATGTGCTTGTTTGTTTTGCAGGTCGCAATAACTTGGGTAAGTTGTTTTGATACAGCAAGCTAATTAACGTTTGCACGCTGTCAATTTTTACCTTCAAAATATTAAATCCTGCTGGCGGTGTGGTGCATTGTATTTCAAATTTATACGTTACCCAACTGCCCTGCATTTGTGTCATTCGTACTTTTTCAACTCCATTCGGTACGCTTGTCGCAGTTATCCAATATCCATCTGCGTCTAATATTTTAATCCCTCCTAAACCATCCTCAAGCCAAATCTTTAATTTATATTCATAATCTACGCGCGCGTCATTCTGCACCGCTGGAAAGTTCGATTTAACAACTACCTTGATTTTCAAGGGTGCCGCGTCGGGGGTGCTGCCTGTTGGAATTTCTGTAAACTCTGCCTCTAGTGCTGACGTGCTTTTGTTTGGCCGTGTCCGAAATACTGTTGCGGCGTTTATGCGTTCCGTGTCAATGGTCAACAACTTAACAGCAGGCTGGTAGTACAATGACGGCTTAGCAGACCATTGCGGCCGCGCTGGTAGCGTTCCAAGTTGCTGCCTATGCGTAAGCGTTCCGGTGCCTTGGTAATTAGCTGTGTAATTATAGCGGCGATACGGAAGCGTTACATCCTTATAGCTCGAAGCATCATAAAACCAATATCCACCCTCCGCGTGTATAAATCTACAGCCAAAAATTTGCATCACCTGCTCCAGCGCTTGCTTACAGGTAACCATATTTAAATCGTAATACCAGTTTGCCGCTAGGTCGATAGCCTTCACGTCTTGAAATGGATCGTAATCCTCAAGGAAAGTGTTAATATTAACTCGCAGCATATCAAAACCCTTACGTGTTGCATCGGCTGCATACATGCTCATTGCATCAAATAGGTAATAATCTGATTTACCTAAGTAGGGCCAATAGTCCTGCAGGTCCAATTCATGCAGGCAATTCCTGACTAATACGTTTACCTGAATATAGTCGGAGGTAAACCAGCTATTTTTCACGTTATAACCGTCTAACAATTCCAACCCGTCTACGGCGGTTAGTTTTATTATCGGCTTGCTGTCCAACGATTCGCGTAGTCGCGTCATTTGGTCGGCAATAATACGGCCTACAAAAAACAAATCACTACCACGCCATACTACCATAGTCCAGTAGGTTTCCGCCTCCGTCTGCAACGCAAGGAAATCCGATAGTACCGTACTATTTGGCATAACAAATTCAGCGGTTATACGGCTAGCCAATACTTGAGAATCCCACCACTTATTGCCCTCTCCGTCGCGCTCTAGGCTAAATCCATCAGTCGCTAGTTTTAGCTCAGTCCCTGCCGTAGTGCTGCCCGTTGGCGCGTCGTGTATCTCTACCTTGTAGGTAATGTTATTAATGCTTTTAAAGCTTCCGTAGTATTTCCGTGCCATTATCCCCGTGAGTAATCGTTGTTATGTCTGTGTAAAACTATCGCCAAATCGCGGCCGCTAATATGCGTGCTTGCTATAAATCCGCCATCGCCTCCGCTTGGTGTAATTAAATCGCGTAATTTATCCAACGGCGCAATAACTTCCGGGTTACTTCTAGCCCCTGGATATTCTCCCATAAGTCCGAGCGTTGGTCCGTAAACGATACCACCATCGGCAAATTTCTCAAACTCAGGTCCTTTCTTCAATTGTGCTGTAATAATAGCCGAACCTGCAACCAACGCAACCCCTGCCGCAACGGCTGCCATTGGTGCCGTTAATATTAATTTTTGAAAAGCGTCCGAAGCTACTGCCGTAGATATTAAAGCCTGCCCGAAAACTTTCATAAATTGAGCAACTGAAGCCATAGCTGCGCGGCCAAATTTTTGAAATGCCTGCTCTTCGCCGGATATCATTTCTCCAATTGCTGTTCCGAGATTTACTAAAGTGTCCTCGATTAAAGTTTCAAACGCTTGGTTTATTTGGTTGCGCATGTTTTCCAAATCCGTAATAAAGGAGCTGTATTTTGTTTCGGTTTGAATATTTAAAACAATAGGCTTTTTATTTATCTCTTTTTCAACCTGTGTCATTGCTGAGGTTATTTGTAACCCCATGCTCCGCACTGATTCGGGCTTTAATGGTGTACTGCTTGCCGCTTTCCCAAATCCATCAATGACCGCGCTATATGCTTTAATACCAAATTTTTGGTAGATGCTTGCGGCAAATTCTACCATACTAGCAAAATCAGCCTTTTGTTTTTCTATGGCAGCCTTCTGTATTTCCTCGCGTTTCTTGTTCGCCTCTACAATATTCTCAGTGATTAAATCCTCTTTACGCTTAGATAAATTAATAATATTGCTATTAAGTTCTATCCATCTATCAGAGTATTTTTTCTCCTCTCCAAGTTGCTTAGTCCGTGATGCGATCGTGTCCTCTATGGCTTTTATCTCAGCGTCACGAAGCGCCTTATCCGTTAACCCTTTACGCTTAGCGTTGGTTATTTGCCTGTTAATTATTTCGTCATCAAATGCCCGTATTGCGTCGCCAGTTTCCTTGGCTTTCTTTTTCTGTAATTCGTAAAATTCGTCTGTGTATTTTGAAGCGTACTGGGTTTCCTTGCTTATCTTATTAAATATATATGCAATAGCCGCAATACCTGCAATGACTGCACCAGCGGCGGTAGCTACCAATGCAGCATTATAAGCACGGGCGGCAAGTGTGGCCTGCCCCATTACAAACGTTTCAACTTTTTGAGCGGCTGTTTTTACCCCCACTACTAGCGCGCTCTCGGCCTGCAATGCGTTCTGTATTGTTTGCAAGGAATTTAACAACACCATAACCCCCTGAAGCTTAGCCATGGTTTTCTGCAAATCCTCGGATTCAATACCAAGGGCTGCCATTGAACCCTCGACAACTCCAAACCCTGCGGCCATTGCTTGCGCTCCACCAATTAACGCGTCAAGTTGTCGCGTGTCGCTGGCAAAATATCCAATCTCCGCGCGCATGTCGCCGATATCGTCCTGCATTTTACCAGCTGCGCGAGTAAATTGGTCAGCCATTGCCGCAAACTCCGGCCCCATTGCACGGGCTTCGATTGCCATGGTTTGTAACTGACGAACTACGCGAGCCGTCGGCTTGCTGTTCGCTAGCGTGTTTAATCGGTCTTGAATATCTTTAGCGGCCTTTGCTACATCGGCCGTCATCTCCTTGCCGCCATCGGCAATTAGTTTAATCGCTTTGCCCCACCCTTTTTCAAGTTCGGTAATATCCGCTCCAATAGCTACGTTTAACCTGCTCATCGTGTGTAATTAATTAAATAGTCCTGCGATATTTGATAAACTCCTGCAAAGTCCGCTTCGTCGTCCGTCAATTCCTGCTGCCCGTCAAACTCAATGGTTTGCGTTTTAACTGTGTTGAATGTCCCCGGAAGTGCCACAGCCTCAAACGCCGTGCGAACCGCATCTGCCACCTCGCTGCATTTTTGATAAGTCGGCGCAAATATGCTAACCTGCACGCGCGCAAAATCTGTGCGGCTGTGGCCTGACTTGGTAGGCGTTGGGATTATGCTTACTAAATTGTAAGCTATCGCAGGAAACGCGCTACCTTGCGGTATGCGTAGCGGATTTATCCGCGTGCTTACCAGCGTGGTCAATGCTGCGTTATTTGCTAAAATATTATAGGCTACTTTTACGGCGCTCATGCTGTTGGTATTGGTGTTAACTTCTCAAAGATACTCCGATATTTTTCAACCTCTTCGATTATTGTTAACTCCTTACGCTCCCAATCGAATGTAATCAGTTTTTTCGGATCAATTGGCCGCTTACTATGTGGCGATAATAATACCGAAGTTTGCCATCTACAGCGCTCCCAATCGTTGCGGTATTGCTGCATTTGTGCCTCTCGCATCCCATGCAATCGGATTCGGAAATATCTCGGCATGCATCGTTTAAA